GACTGGAAAGCGGGCGCTGATTTCGATGGTCACGCCAGTTTTCATATCTGGGCGGCGTACAGCTACAGCCCGAACGCGACCTGGGCCCACATCGCGTCGGAGTTCATCGAGGCCAACAAGAACGGCATCGAAGAGCTGAAGACCTTCGTGAACACCGGGCTGGGAGAGACGTGGACGGAAAAGGGCGATGCGCCGGACTGGCAGCGCCTATACGCGCTCCGCGAACCGTACGCGCTCGGTACCTGCCCTGAAGGCGTGCTCTTCCTCACCGCCGGCGTCGACGTACAGAAGGACCGTCTGATCTACGAAGTCGTGGGCTGGGGCCGTGGCAAATCCTCATGGTCGATCGACATCGGTGTCATTCTTGGCGACCCGGCCGACGTCACGAGCACTGGGCCATGGGGTCCGCTCGACGGACTGCTCGCGCGGCATTTCCCGCACGTGCAGGGCACGGAGCTGCCGATCGCGATGATGGCGATTGATAGCGGCTCCTTCACGCAGGCCGTCTACAACTGGGCACGACTTCACCCGATTTCTCGTGTCATCGCGACGAAGGGCACCCACCGGTCGAGGACCATTCTGGGATCACTGACGGCGGTCGACGTCAACTTCAAGGGAGTCAAGATCGCGAACGGCTGCAAGGTCTGGATGATCGGCGTGGACGTCGTCAAGGGCGAACTCTATGGCTGGCTGAAGTTAAAAAGGCCGACCGTCGAGGAACGAGCCAAGGGAGCACCAGAGCCGCCGGGCGCCTGTCATTTCCCGCAGTATGGCGAGGAGTACTTCAAGCAACTCACGGCAGAAACCTTGAAGTCGTACCGTCGCCGCGGGGTGGTGATCTTTGAGTGGGACCTGCCGCCAGGTAAACCGAATCATTACCTCGACACCCGCGTCTATGCCCGCGCGGCGGCGGCGGTGATTGGTCTTGATCGGTTCAAAGAGAGCGATTGGCTCTCGCTCGAGCAGGCCATCGGTCCTGCGAATCCGAATGCCCCTCCCCCCGGCCCGGCACGTCGTGTATCACGCAGTCGGTACGTGGGCGGCGGACAGTGATGGACGACGACCAGGTCGCCATCCCGAAGAAACGCGGCCGCCCGCGGTCGCAAATTCCGACGGTCATTGTGCCCATCCGATTACCTCAGGACGTGCACGACTGGTACTGCCGCGCCTCGGGCCATTCGGACATCGCGCTCGCACGCATCTGTCGCATGCTGTTGACGAAGTACGCTCGGCGTCGGATGGAGGACGAGCAGGCCGCCGAGCGTCAGAGCAGCGGTCACGTTGAGCCAATTCAAATCCGTGCTGACCCCCTTGTGAGCACCGGGCAACGGCGCGTCTCCAGAAGTCGATATCTGGGGTGAAGCGATTTTCCGTATACGGGAAATACGTTCATGAGGCTGAACCGACCACACTGCTACCGGTGACTGATGGCCTACACCCAGGCTGACCTTGAGACGATCCAACGAGCGATCGCAACCGGATCCACGCAGTTAAAGTTCCGGTCGCCTGACGGCACTGAACGGATGCAGACCTTCCAATCATTGGCTGACTTACGTCGCATTGAAGGCGAGATCATTCGCGCACTCTCCGGGCCTCGGCACCGCCAAACCATAATCATCGGCTGCAAGGGCGTCTAGGTTTCCATGGCGAAGGACCGCCGATCGCCACGCGCGCGAGGCAACACGCCACGGGTGTCCGCCTCTGCCGACAATCTTGGTTTCACGCAGCAAGGCCAAGCGTACGAGGGCGCGGCGCAGACCACCCGGACGATCGGCTGGCATGCACCGACGACGACTCCGAACAATGGAGTGCTGGGCAGCTTGTCGACGCTGCGCGATCGGTCACGTCGCGCCGTCAGAAACGATGGCTACGCCAAGGGCACGATTGACCGGCTGGTGACGAACATCATCGGCACGGGAATCAAGCCGCTCTCGCAAGCGACCGACCCAGAGTTTAGAAAGACCGTCAACAAGGCCTTCAATCGATGGACGGACGAAAGCGACGCTGATGGCGTCCTGGATTTTTACGGCCAGCAGAATCAGGCCGTTCGCGCGTGGCTCGAGGGCGGTGAATCGTTCACGCGGAGCCGTCCGCGACGAATGAGCGACGGATTGTCGGTACCGCTCCAGATTCAAATCTTGGAACCGGAGCTCTGCCCATATAACTACCAAGCGGTGCCGTCAGGGAAGAACCGCGTGCGCGCGGGGATCGAATTCGATGCGATCGGCCGACGGGTCGCCTACTGGTTTCGTCCCTCGCGCCCAGACCTGGACGATCTGATGATGTTCAGCGGCGAGTTCCGCCGCGTGCCAGAAGACAGTGTGAGCCACCTGTTCGATCCGCTGCGTCCCGGTCAATTACGAGGCGTGCCCCTCTTGACGGCGGCGCTGCTCCGACTGTGGACGATTGACAAGTACGACGACGCGACCATGGTGCGCCAGCATGTTCAGAATCTCTTTGCTGGATTTCTGACGCATCCAGAGTCCGGTGGCGATCTGCATCCGATCACAGGTGTGGCCGCCACCAACGGTCCTGACCAGAAACCCATGGTCGTCATGGACGTGGGCACGTTCCAGGAGCTCGGGCCAGGCGAGGACGTCAAGTTCTCTGATCCTCCGAAGGCGCCCGATACCTACCCGGCGTTCATGAAGCAACAGCTGCGAGGGGCGTGCGCGGCGACCGGCGTGCCCTACGAAGTCGTCACCGGTGATCTCTCCGGGCTCAACGACCGGGTAATGCGTGTGCTCTTGAACGAATTCCGCCGGCGGATCATGGCGTGGCAGCATCAACTCGTCGCGTTTCAATTCTGCCGGCGGGTCTGGAATTGGTGGTTCGACAGCGCGTTTCTCTCAGGCGCATTGGCGATCCCCGCGGATTACGCGACGGATCCGGAACCCTATCGCGCGGTCAAATGGATGGCGCAGGGTTGGCCCTATCTCAACCCGGTGCAGGACATCCAGGCGGCGAGAGACGGCATGCGAATTGGTGTCACGTCACGCAGCGCAGAAGTCAGCGAACGCGGAGAGGATGCCGAACTGATTGATCAGGAACAGGCCGACGATAACCGTCGCGCGGATCGGCTCGGGGTCAAGTACGACTCCGATGGTCGATTTCCGCTGAATGCAAAACAGGCCGTCTCAGAGCCGCAAGATCCCGCCAGTCAGGACGGCGCAGCAACGAACCCTCCGAACGAAGGCCAGTAGCACGGAGCGCGTAGTTCCCTTCTGAATTTTCGTATACGGATAATTCGCCGCGTCGCCTTTTCTTGCAAACTCCGAAGCCAATGAGCGCCAAGCCGCGCGCGTGGTATCGAATGCAAGCGGACACGACCGATGCGTCGGTCGTCCACATTCACATCATCGACATCATCGGCGATTGGATCGACGAGCTCATCAACGAGTACTGGGGCATGAAGGCCACAGTGACCGCGAAGGCCTTTGTCGATCAGCTCGCCCAACTCCCCGAGACCGTCAAGGCGATCAAGGTCCATATCAACAGCCCTGGCGGCGACGTGTTCGCGGCACTGAATATCGCGAACGCATTGCGCGATCAGCAGACCTCAAAGGCGCGCACGGTGGAAACCATCGTCGACGGGTTGGCCGCGAGCGCGGCCTCCATCATCATGATGGCCGGCAAGACCGTCACGATCGCCGACAACGCGATGGTGATGATTCACAACCCCTGGACCAGCGAGATCGGCAATGCCGCCGCCCTGCGGAAGACCGCAGACACGCTCGACGCGATTCGCAACACGATCGTAGCCACCTACAAATGGCATTCCTCGCTCGAGACCGAGGCGCTGAACGCCTTGATGGATGCCGACACGTGGATGGATGCGGATGAAGCCATCGCGAATGGATTCGCGACGCAGAAGATTGATGGCCTGACTGCCGCGGCCAGTATCGATCCCAAAGTGACCGCGAAACTTTCCGTCCCCGACCGATTCAAGGATCGCGTCAAAGCGTTGCTCAAGCCAGAGCCGGCCGCCCCGGTTGTTGCCAGTTCCGCCGAAGTTCTGGCCGCGGTTGACGCCGCTGGCCTTGGCGTGGCGTTCGCGCGGGATCTCCTCGCGCAGTCGCTCACGGGCGAACAGGTCAATGCACGCATTCAGACGGAGACGAGGGCCAAGGCGGCGGCGGCCGCGCGCGCGACAGACATCCGCGCACTGTGTGCCGTCGCGAAACTGCCGGAGCTCGCCGACGGCTATATCAAGGGCGGCATGTCGGTGGCCGATGTACGCGTGCACATGACGACGGTCACTGCAAAGGTGCATGAGGCGCACATCGACACCGGACTTCAGCCCGATCGACGCACGAGCGCCGGGCCCGTCAATCTTCTTGAAATCTACGGCAAGTTGAACGGCGCGCAGGCCTAAGAAGGAGCTGGGTGATGAACACGCCTCGTTTTCCAGAACGAATGCACGCGATGCTCGTGCTGCTGATCGGATATCTGATGATGCCGGCCCTCTCAGTCATGCGGGTCGATGCACGCGGGCTCGGTCACGAACATCTGCAGATCTGGCGCATGCGGTGCAGCGGCCTGAAAGC